GAAGTATTAATACCAATTATGAATGTTTCTCGTTTATGTATGGATGGTACTATGTAGCCAGAAGAAACATTAAATAAATCTTAGATTTATGTAACTACTGCTGGTTGGAAAGGTACATTTGCATATGATAAATTAATTCAATTATTAGTTTGGATGATTACCGAACCTGAAAAAGCATTTATTATGGGTGGCACTTGGCGTATTCCTGTATTAATGAAATTATTAGATAGAACATTTTTATAGGATTTACAACGTGATGGTACTTATAATGAAGCCTCTTTTGATCGTGAATATGAATCTAAATGGTCAGGAAGTGCTGAAGATGCTTATTTTAATGGTGAAGTATTTGATAAAAATAGAGTATTAAAATAGCCTGAATATGAATACTCAGGTCGTTCTTCTGCTCGAAGTTATTATATTTTATCTGTTGATGTAGGCCGTAAAGGATGCGATTCTGTAGTATGCATATGGAAAGTATCTCCATAGTCTGCAGGACCAGCTATTAAGTCTTTAGTTAATATTTATACTATGTCTGATTCTCATTTTGAAGATTAGGCTAAAAAAGTTAAATCTTTATTTTATAAATATAAAGCTAAAAGAGTTGTAATTGATGCTAATGGTATTGGTATTGGTTTTGTTGATTATATGGTAAAACCATAGGATGATGTAGAAACTGGTATACATTATCCTGATTTTGGTGTATATGGTGGAACTCAAGCTGATGCTGCTGATGAATATAAAAAATTTAGAACTGATGAAACAGAAGAAGGAGCTATGTATTTAATTAAAGCTCATGCTCCAGAAAATAGTGAAGCTCATGCTAATGCATAGTCTCAATTAAATGCTGGTAAAGTAAAATTATTAATTGATGAACGTGTAGCTAAAATAAAATTATTAGATACTGTTGCTGGAAAGAAAATGACACCAGAAAAAAGGGCAGAATATTTAAAACCATTTACTTTAACTTCTATATTAAAAGAAGAAATGATGAATCTTCGTGAAGAAAATGAAGGAATTAATATTATTTTAAAACAAGCTAATAAAGGAATTAAAAAGGATAAGTTCTCTGCTTTCGAATATGGATTATATTATATTAAAATAGAAGAAGAAAATAAAAAGAAAAAAAGAAAATTTAAAATTACTGATTATATGTTTATGACTTAAAGGAGGAAAAGAAGATGCGTGCAAGTAGAGGAGAAATAAAAATTGAAGAAATTTTAGATGATGCTGGTCTAGAATTTGAAGAAGAATACATTTTTCCAGATTTACGAAGTGCAAATGGCCGCCCTTTAAGATTTGATTTTGTAGTATTTGATGATGATGGAAAGATTGATTTTATAATTGAATTTCAAGGAAAATAGCATTATGAACCAAGTGCAAAATTTGGAGGAAAAAAAGGATTTTATTAGCAATAGTATAATGATAATAAAAAACGTAGATTTTGCGCTTTACATGATTTTAAATTAATTGAAATTCCTTATGATGAAGAAAATTTAATTTCTTATGATTATATTATGAAAAAAGCTGGTTATTAAGGAGGTAGTATTTTGGACGAAGTAATTGAAAAATCAAGACAAGAAACTATCCATGATAAAGGCTTTGATTTATTTAATTTTAATTATACTGAAGAAGGTAAAGTAATTGATTATGGTAAGATAAAAGTTGGAGTAAAACAACTTGAAGATGCTTTATTAGATTTAGGTACTTTAAAACAAACAAAATTACCATTTTGTAATAAGCAAGAAATTCTTCAAGCTATAATTAAAAAAGACTATAAGAAAATGAGGGCAATTTCAGATTTCTTTTATAATGCAAGTGGAATATATCAAACTGTATGTAATTATTTTGCTTTTATGTATAGATATGATTGGTATGTATATCCAGAAAATGTAAAAGAAAATGTAAAAGCTGACAAAGTTTTAGAAGAATGGACAAAAATTTTATCTTATTTAGATAATTCATATATCAAAAAATTGTGCGGTGATATTGCATTAAAAGTTGTTAAATATGGTAGTTATTATGGATATTTTATAAATAGTGCAAAAGGAATTCGTTTATAGGAATTACCTTTTGATTATTGCCGTACAAGATATTTTGTAGAAGATAATCCTGCTATTGAATTTAATATGGCATTTTTTGATGATAATTTTAGAGACCCTACTTATCGTATGCGTGTTCTTAAATTATTTCCAGAAGAATTTGCAAAAGGATATGCTTTATATAAACAAGGTAAATTGGGACCTGATATGGATTATTTTAATACTGATGATAAAGGATTTTATACTAGTTAGTATGGATGGTATTTATTAGATCCTGATAATACAATAAAATTTAATCTTAATGGAAGTGATATACCTTATTTTTTAAATTCTATTCCTGCCATTATTGATTTAGATGCAGCTTAGGAATTAGATAGAAAAAAATAGATGCAAAAATTATTGAAAATCTTAGTATAGAAACTTCCTTTGAATAAAGATGGAGATTTAATTTTTGATGTAGATGAAGCTCGTGATATTCATAACACTATAGTTGCTATGTTAAGTCGTGCTATTGGTGTAGATGTTATTACAACTTTTGCTGATGTTCAATCTATTGATATTAGTGATAAAAATACTACTACTAAAACTGATGATTTAGAAAAAGTAGAACGTGCAGTTTATGAAGCAATGGGTATATCAAGAAATGTACTTAGTGCAGCAAATAATTTATCTCTTGAAAAATCCATTCTTGATGATGAATCTACTGTAAGAAATCTTTTATTGCAATTTGAAATTTTCTTTAATAGAATTGTAGATAAAAAAAGTCAAAATAAAAAATTTAATTTTATTTATAAAATGTTGGAAACAACATAGTATAATTATAAAGAATTATCTAAAATGTATAAAGAATTAACAGCAAATGGCTAGTCTAAATTTTTACCAATGGTAGCTCTTGGTCATGGATAGAGTTCTGTAGTTAATCTAGCATATTTTGAAAATGAAATTCTTGATTTGCCTAGTTTAATGATTCCTCCACTTATGAGTTCAACTATGAATGGAGAGGATATTTTGGGCACAAAAAATAAAACTAATTTAAATAAAACACAAAAAACATCAGAAGGTAATACTGGTAGGCCTGAAAAGCCAAATGACCAAAAATCTGATAAAACTATAAAAAATAAAGAAGCTATGAGTTAAAAAGGAGGAATAGTCAAAAATGGCACATACTAGTATAAATATGGATGAAATGCCTATTGAAATATTAAGTTTCAAGCCTGTTAATCCTTTAATCTCAAAATGTAAAATTAAAATTTGCTATGTAGGCCAAGATGCTAATCGTAATAATAGTATTATTACAAAAGAAGTAGCAAGAGAATTAGCTAAATCAATTCCTGGTTGTCCAATAGTTGGTTATTATAATGAAGCTACTGAAGACTTTGAAGAACATAATAGAATAATTGATTTATCAAATGGTAAATTTTAGATTAAAGATACTACTCGTCCTTATGGTTTTGTATCAATGGACTCATAGGTATGGTTTTAGTGGTATGAAGATGATGGAGTACCACATGAATATCTTTGCTGTGAAGGTTATATATGGACAGGTTAGTATCCAGAGTCTTAGAGAATTATTGACGAAGGTAATAATCAATCAATGGAACTTGATGATAAAACTTTAAATGCGTATTGGACAAAAGATAATAATGGAAAACCGCAATTTTTCATTATTAATGAAGCAATAATGTCAAAACTTTGTATTTTAGGTGAAGATGTGGAACCTTGTTTTGAAGGTGCCAGTATTACTAAAGTACAGTTTTCCTTTGAAGATAGCTTTAAATAGAAACTATTTTCTTTTATGGAAAAAATGCAAGAAATTTTGAGTAATGAAGGAGGAACACCAGTGTTTAATACATATGCTGTTGAAATTGGTAGCCAACTTTGGGATGCTATCTATGAATACATGTGGGCAAATCAACGTGATTTAGATATGTGTATTGATGGTATTTATGAAGAAGGTAGCCAAAAGTTCGCTATTCTTCGTAGTCGTAAAGATCTTACATATTATCGTTTAGACTTTTCTCTTACCGAAGAGAATGGCTTTGTACCAGGTGCTGAACTTATAAAAGTAAGTCCTGAATTTAAGCCTTCAGAAAAATCTCAATTTTCTCTTGAAGATGTTGAAGCTTATGAAGTTCAATTCAAGAAGAATAAAGAAGATAAGGAAAAAGAAAAGGGTAATACAGAAGATAAAGGTTCTGATAAAGAAGCAGATGATAAGTCTAAAGAGACTGCGCCTGCTAAAAAAGACGAAGACTCTAAAGAGTCTGCACCTGCAAAGGATGAAGACAAAAAGTCTGCACCACCTGCAAAGGAAGACGAGAAAAAGTCTGAGCCTAAAGATAAAGAAGAAGATAAAGATGCTGAAAAGAAATCTGCACCAGAATCTAAAGATGATGAAGAAAAGAAAAAGAAAAAGGCTAAATATAGCCTTGATGAAGTTGTTGAATATCAAGAACTTCTTACAAAGTACAATGCTTTAGAAAATACTAATAAAGAATTACAAGATACAATCTCTGCATTAACTGCTGAAAAGATTGAACTTGTTAAATTTAAAAATTCTATCGAAAGAACAAAGAAAGAAGATTTAATTAAAACTACTTTCTATATGCTTTCTGATGAACAAAAGAAAGATTGCGTAGATAACATTGATAAGTATTCTTATGATGAAATTGAAGCTAAACTTTCTGTAATTTGCGTTCGTAACAAAGTAAATTTCAATTATGAAGAAAATAAACAAGAAGAAAAACCTACTACTTATAATCTTGATGAAGTAGTAAATGATGCTTATGATATTCCTGATTGGATTAAACGTGTTAACGAAGTTAGAAAAGAAAAGAATCTTTAATGAGGAGGATAATATAAAATGCTTAGTGATTTCTTAAAATAGAATATTACAAGTCAAGCTGGTTATATTGTTGCTAATGGTTATGGCTATGGTCAAGTAGAACCTAATCATCTTTCTAGTCAGGCAACTAAAGAAGTTTATGCTCAGTTACCTGCACATAAGGATATTAATGTTCTTGAAAATGGTCAGTTTGTAAAATATGACTATGCTGAAGGTGTTGTAGATTTTGATGGTCCCGGTGAATGGATGCTTGTATTTAATGAAATTAAGCTTTATCGTGATCATCAAGTTGATGCCGAGTTTGCTATGTTAAAAGATAATTATCAAGCTCGTGTATATAGTCCATTTGGTGGTGGTCTCGATGCTAATCGTAATCTTCAACCAGATGAAATGTGGGATAAACAATCTCGTTATTACAATGGTAATGGTGTAAATGCCGCTGATGGTTCTATTACTTTTGCTAATGGCAAAGTAAATTTTGCTGGTCAATCTTATCCAGTTGATGATGTAACTGCTGCTCCAGATATGTATGAAATTCATTATAATGAAGATCCATTCCATATCCTTGGTCAGTATAAGGAACAATTAATGCCAGAAGGCACTACAATGGTTCCTCGTTGCTTAAAGACTAATGTTGGTGATATTTTCACTACTAATATGATTGCTTATGCTAGTGTAGCTCTTAAAGATAAGCTTGTTCCTGATAAGAATAACAAAGGTATTCTTACTAAGAAAGCTAATCCTGTTGCTATTGATATGGTATGGCAAGTTGTTAAAGTTTATACAATGCCTGACCATCAACCTGGCGTAAAAGTTATGCGTATTCAATAATAAGAAAGGAGAAGAAGAAAGATGTTGAATTTTGATCAATTACTTCAATTAATGAAGGCAACTGCTAAAGCTACTGCTTCTGCTCCTACTTCTTATAGTTTTAATGGACAGAATCTTAGTTATGAAGCTTTAAATGAAACACTCCGTGAAGAACTTCATGAACTTTGCAAGACTTCTGCTGATTATCGTAATAATAAGAATATGATCTTCAGTCTTATTGAGCAGACTCTTGATGAAGTACTTCCTAAGAAAGTTACTGAAACTTATATGCAATTTGCCGAAGTGAAAACATTCGGCCAAGGTGATAAACCTATTTTCCGTCGTAAGCTTAATTCTAATAATCGTGCAAAGCAATTTATTACTCGTATTGGTCTTGCCGGTGTTTATGAAGTATTTAAGCTTGGTAAGAACGAAGAGGCTTTTGAAGTTCGTACAAGCGCTATTGGTGGAGCTGCTCAAGTTGGTCTTGAAGAGTTTCTTGATGGCCGTGTCGACTTCGCAGAAGTAACTCGTATCGTTTATGAGGGTATGGAAGAACTTATTGCAAAAGAAGTTGCTCATGCTCTTAAAGCTTCTATCAATCAACTTCCACCTGCTAACCGTGTAGCAGCAAATGGATTTGATGAAGCTGAATTTGATCGTCTTTTAAATATTGCTAGTGCTTATGGTAATCCTGCTATTTATTGTACTTATGAATTTGCAGTAAAAATGATTCCTCAAGAAGCATGGCGTTATACTGAAGACATGAAGAAAGAACTTTGGGAAAATGGTCGTCTTGCTAATTATAAAGGACGTACAGTAACTATTCTTGAACAAGGTTTTGAAGATGAAACAAATAGTCGTAAAGTAATCGATCCAGGTTATTGCTGGATTATTCCATCTGGTGCTAATAGTAAGCCTGTTAAGATTGCTTTTGAAGGCAATACTCTTGTACAAGATCTTGATAATCGTGGTGACTGGTCTAAGGAAATTCAAGTTTACCGTAAGGTTGGCGTAGTTGCTATGTTAACTAATGATATTTGCTGCTATGTTGATACTTCTCTTATGGGTCAAATGGATACTTGGAACTTTAATGGTATTACTGGTAATGTAATTACTCTTGATGGACGCCTTGATGGTGCTCTTAATGAAGATGGAACTCCTGCCGCAGGTGGCAATGAAACTCCTGCTGGTGGTACCACACCAACTAATCCTTAATTTATTA